TACGCTCTGGATAACAACTTCAACCCGATGGTGGTATCGTTCATTCGGTTCCGTCCCGGTCTGCTCCATGACTTCGATGCTAACCGTGCAAAGAACGCTACTCCCCGTGGTTGGGAAGCGGTTAGCACCATGATGCCTTACCTCCAGCCTGCAATTGAGTTCGCCAATATCAAGGGCACTGTGGGTGAAGGTGCAGCGGCTGAGTTCACTGGCTTCTGTAAGATTTACCGTGGTCTGCCTAACCCTGATGCCGTCTTGCTTGATCCTGCTAATGCCAATGTGCCTTCTGATCCAGCTACCCTCTATGCTCTGACTGGTGCTCTGGCTACCCGTGCTACGGCTACTAACTTTGAACGTGTGGTGACTTACGTATCTCGGATGCCTCCTGAGTTCTCGGTCTTGACCGTTAAGATGGCAGCTAAGCGTGATCCATCGTTGGCGACTACTCCTGCCTTTAACCGGTGGGCTGTGAGCCACAAAGAAGTGTTGTTCTAAGAACAACTCAGGGGGAGCAATACGCTCCCCCTCCACTGGAGGAGAGACATGGAAGATGTAAAAACCGAAGCCGAAGCCGAAGCCGAGTACCTCGGTGATTTTAGGCTTAAGGTACTATTCGCCGTCTTCAACAAACTAAACGAGCTACAGATCAACTGGCACTTACCAAGTACACCTTGGTCTGAGCATGAAAAACACTGGAGGAACATATACCCTGAGCTTTTTATAGAAGCAGAAATTGAAGTGACTATACTCGAAGCCAAACACCGCATGAACCTTATAGGGGATACAGAATGAACCTTAACGACAAAGCCCTTCTCGTACAGCTTTCAGTCCGCCAGTGGACTGCTCGTAAAGTGGATCGAAAGGTGACCGATGAGGTCAACACTTCCAACAATGCAACTGAGAAAGCTGGCCGCTATAACAAGTCACTGCTTCCCATGAACCAGTACTTGGCGGATGTTAACTACAAGAGTGGTCAAATCCGTAACAACTTCTACCACAACACTCTCCCTTGGGGGATGGATGGGATGCAAATCCTGCCCTCTGCTAACTACCTGAATTTTATGTCGGACTTCCGCAAGCAGAAGAATGACTGGGAGTTCTTGGTGCGTGAGTTCATCGCTAACTATGACACGCTAGTCTTTCAGGCTCAGGCTGACTTGGGTAACTTGTTTAACACAAACGACTACCCGTCTTCCTCCGAACTGCACCGCAAGTTCTCTATCGACCTTAACGTTATGCCGGTTCCGGCTAACGACTTCCGTGTAACTCTCGCTAACGAAGAACTCACTCAGCTTGAGGCAGAGTGGGAAGCCCGTAAACTGGCTGCACAGCGGGATGCTATGAAGGATGTATGGAACCGCCTCTATGAGCAGGTTGTCCGCATCAACGAGCGGCTTGCTAATGTCCCTGATGAGTCCAAGAAAGATTTCCGTGGGACTATAATCGAGACGGCGCTCGACACTTGCTCCATGCTGACCCGCCTTAACTTTACCGATGATCCTAACCTTGAGGCTATGCGCTCTGCCCTTGAGGGTAAGCTGGCTGGTGTGGACGTTGACACTCTGCGTAACAACAGGGCTGTTCGTAAAGATGTCGCAGACACGACCAAAGATATCATGTCTAAGATGTCTGTGTTTATGAACGGACTGTGAGGGGGAGAATGCGTAAGCTGAAGACTTGGCATACATATCCTGCGGTAGAGATACCGCAGGACACACTGGATACGTTGAGAAAGGTATTCAAGCTAAGCATAAACGTCAATGACCGCAAAGACTTCCATAACATAATGCAGCTCGTTTTTGATGGGGTTAAGAGCGATGAAGTGACGGTGCTCATGTGGTTATACGCTCCGAAACGCTGGCCTAATTACTACCATCTAGGTTTAGTTAGCAATACTGGTTGGTCAGTGCCTAAAGACAACCTCGTAGAGAGCATAAACAAAATACTAACCATGTATAGGTTAGACATACACCCTAAATCTGAAGACAACTAAACAAGAGGAAGAACTATCATGGCTGATCTCAAGACCCGCCTCTCCAAGGCGAAGACGAACCTGATCCTAGACCACCCGTTCTTCGGTGCTCTGGCGATGAACATGCCGTTTGAACTGGTCCCTGCCGATAACAAGCAGATACCTACTGCGGCTACTAACGGTAAGAAGGTGTGGTTCAATGAGGGATTTATCGCTCCGCTTAGCGACCTCGAACTGACCTTCCTCGTGGCACATGAGGTGTGTCACCCCATGTTTGATCACAACGCTCGACTTGGTAGCCGTAACCCTAAGAAGTGGAACATGGCTGCTGACTATGTGATCAACCAAATCCTGACCGATGAGAAGATCGGCCAGTTTATCGAAGGTGGTTGCCTCAACAAGGCTCTTTACGATGCTGGCCGGGGTGTCTCTGAGGCTATCTACGAACTGATCCCCGACCAGAAGGGCGGTACGGATGGCAATGACGGCGGTAAGTTTGGCAACGGTGGTGACAGCGGCGGCTCTGCTTACGATGATATCCAAGACGACTCCCAGTCTGCTGCTGAGCGGGAACAGTTGTCTGAGGAGTGGAAGGTTAAGGTATCTCAGGCTGCTCAGGCTGCTAGGATGCAGGGTAAACTCTCCGCCAATCTCGAACGCCTTGTCGGTGAAGTTGTTAATCACAAGGTGGACTGGCGGACTGTACTGAGGAGCTTCTTGACCAAGGCTAAGGACGAGACACGCTCTTGGGCTAGACCTAACCGCCGCTTCTTGGCTCAGGGTTTGTACCTGCCGTCTAAGGATGGTGAGGCGATGGGCGAACTGGTGGTCGCTGTGGATTGCTCTGGCTCTATCGGTACAGTTGAGCTTAACCAGTTCGCCGCAGAGATCACGGCAATCAAGCAGGACATGAACCCGGCTATGATCCATGTGGTCTACTTCGACAGTAAGGTCTGCCACTACGATGCCTTCAGCCGGGATGATGACCTGTTTATCAAGGCACATGGCGGCGGTGGTACTGCCTTCTCACCTGTGTTTGAGTTCCTAGATGAGAAGGGCATTGACCCTGTCGCTACCGTGTTCTTGACTGACCTGTACTGTAGCGACTTCGGTGATCCCACTACTTATCCCGTCCTCTGGGTTTCCTATGGTGCAGACACCGCACCGTGGGGTGAAGTGGTGATGATGTAATTGGCGTCTATCAGGAACCATCACAACGATCTGTGTAAACGCTGGGGGTTAACCACCCCCAGTGGCTACTACTTAGCAGAGGCAAAATTATTCGCCACCAACGAGACCGTAATACGCGTATATAATTATAGTAGGTTAAGCTCAATTGTAGGTAAGATCACTACGCATCACGACATCTTTACTAACAAAGATGTTAGTAAAATACAAGAGCAGATAGACACACTATGCGCCATCCATAGGATGGGGCTAACACAAGGGGAAACACCATGACTGTCTACGTAACAGAAGCACTAAAGTGTGTTATACGAGATAGGTTTATCCATAAACTTAAGCAGGCTTTTGATGGGTCTGTGCTTAAAGTATCTCCAGAACTTGCCGATAGTATATACGACTTTGTAATAGGCAGCGACGTAGGTGTACTGAACAGTACGCCTAACCAGTATCTAAACTACGTCCACGGTATAAGCTTAGAGTTTACGGTTAGTGGTTCACGCCATTTACTACCTGTAAATTTTAGTAGCAGTCGCCCTTGGGCAAACTTAGGAAACTACAGAACTATTCCTACTCCACCTATAAATGGTAAGCTTAATATATCTAATGCTGTACTCAACAGGTATCGTATTCATGATATCGGAGCTTGGGACCATGCTATTATAGATGGTCTTACAACGGTTGCTGAGAGTATGCACGCCAGAGAAACTAATATTATCAATGCTCAGGACAACCTCAATATTCTACTAAAGCAGAACCGTACTCTGCGTCAGCTTCTCAAGGCGTTTCCCCCGATCAAACCGTTCGTCCCGCCACATATCGTTGAGAAACTAGCCGGTGAACCCGCTGCGAGGGTCGGTAAGTACGAAGGTGTTGATCGTGAGTTCCTCACTGGCATGGCCGCAATGGCCCGTATGATGGAGTGATAGATATGACTTGGTGGAATAACGCAAAGATTAAAAGCTACTCGGATGCGGTTGCGCTATGGGAGACCTGTCGTAACCCTGCAAAAGGTAAACCCATTACGCCTAACGTAAGGATGTTTAAGAACGGTGATGGTTCGTTTTCTCTACGGTACTTAGTTGACGTAGCCGGTTACGGTTCCGGTTTACATGGCCTTGTAATTGCTACTATCCACTCTAACAACACTTTGGAGTTACAGGGCAGCAACCATACCCCCACTGGTATCTACAAAACTATCCCGGTTATGTTAAACCGTATAGGTCAAGATCGGTACAGGGTGGCCCATGTTAGTACCCTGCCTACTACCGATAACGGTACCCTATTCTCTTGGGCATACCTACGGAAAGAAGCGCCTGAGTTCTTCGATCATATCACCTTCGACCTTGCCACTGGTGAATGTCTTAACCGTAAGCCCGACCTAAAGTACCGTGTTGATCCTGACGTATCGCTCCAGTGGAAGCGGGCTGTCCGTGAGTACGATAAAGGCTGGAGGTTGCGTGTCAGATTGGACCTTATACCCCGTACTCTAAACTATCCCGGATATAAAAGTACTGCCGAGCTAGATAGCGCACTGGCTACAGCCATTAAAGAACAAGACTTTAGTGAGACTATTCTAGACACTATCCGTGTTATGGCGGGGCCTGACCTAGAGGCGTTTAAGTATGTAGTTGATCTACGCCGCACAACCCTTCGGCGGGCCTTCGGAGTGTTTACTGAATGAGCATCGTCGTCTGGGACGGCAAGACCCTCGCTGTTGATCGTAGCTCCACTGACGGAGTTACGATCTGGGAAGTTAATAAGTTGCGGGTCTTTGAAAACTTTGGGCTAACCGGTGTTGGCCCTGCTGCGGATGTCGGTCGGCTAACCGATTGGTATCTTAACGGCCACCATGCGGAACGCTTTCCGTATGGTGCATCACACTCTCGCCTTCTGGTCTGTCACAACGGTAAGCTCTTTGAGTATAACAACTCAGCACTACCCACGATCTACGACCATGATCAGAAGGTTGCATTTGGCGCTGGTAAGGACTTCGCTTACGGTGCCTTAGCTATGGGGGCAACAGCAGCGCAGGCGGTGGCTATCGCCTGTCGCTATTCAACATCTTGTGGGCATGGAGTTGACACATATGAAAGCGTGGAGTGAGATGACCTCGGCGGAGCGGACTGAGGCATGTGTCGAACTGACTGAGAACCACGACATGTCCTACCTCCAGATCGCTAACCTGTATAAGACCACCCGCAACGTCATAGCCGGGGTACTCAACCGCTTTAAGGAGAAGGGTGGGAAGCTAGTTAACAGGCGTGGAACATCTGCTTTTAGCAGGGACGCCAAACAGCGTAAGCAAAAGGCTAAAGCCGCCCTAGTTGCAGCGAGGCAACACCCGGTTGCCCGGAGGGTTCAGATCAAAGTGGTTAAGAAGGCTGTTACACCAGCTAGGGTAGCCACTCCTGTTAGGGTGAGTAGATTAGTTGTCCCGCCTCCTGATGGGCTGAATATCTTGGACCTCAACGACCACGTATGCCGCTGGCCACTCGGTGAAGGACCGTACTCATTCTGTGGTGCGCCTACCGTACTGTCTGCCTCCGGCTGGAAGGTTTACTGCGGGGTGCATAATGCTGCGGCCTATATCCCACGTGAGAAGAAGCCTAGTAAGAGGAGTAGGTAATGCTAAACCGTACGGTGAAACATTTCATCGCTCTCGGTAAGGAACGAGGTGTTGACCTAGAGGTACATCAAGGTACCAAACACCTTAAGTTATTCTACGGACCACATCTTATTCTTGTAATTAGCTCAGGACTTGGTCCTAAGGGCGACCCCCGTGCGATGAAGAATAAGATGCGGGACTTCAAAGCTAACTTGCAAAAGGCAATGGAACATGAACAGGCAAAAAGCACTGGACGCAGTGGGTAAGTGCGTTCTCGTAGACCGTAATACTTCCTATGGTACACCTGAGGATAGCTTCAGCGACATCGCTGCTCGCTGGTCTATCTTCCTTAGACGGCGCGGCCATCTTGCACCACACGGTGCCATTACATCCGCTGATGTAGCCGCTATGATGATCGACCTTAAGATGGCCCGCCTCGGTGCCAACATCAACAAGACCGACAACTGGATCGACGCCGCTGGCTACGCAGTGTGTGGCTCTGAGGTTGCCAGCAACCAGCCTGTTGACCATCAAGAAGGAAACGACACGAGTGCTTGACGTAGTAACTATCGACTTCGAGACTTACTACGACAAAGAGTACTCTCTGTCTAAGATGACAACGGAGAACTATGTCCGTGATCCTCGCTTTGAGGTGATCGGGTTGTCGATCAAGATCAATGGGGCACCCACCGATTGGTACAGCGGGGATCATCCTGAGAAGTTCTTAGGCTCTTTCGACTTCAGTAAGCGGGCTATCCTCTGTCACAACACCATGTTCGATGGTGCCATCCTCTCGTGGAGGTTTGGGATTAAGCCCCGCCTGTGGCTGGACACTCTGTCTATGGCCCGCCCCTTCCACGCATCTACCATAGGGGTGTCTCTCGCCAAGCTGGCTGCTCACTATAAGCTGGGCGACAAGGGTAGCGAAGTGGCTAACAACTTGGGCCGACATCGCAGGGACTTTACCAAGGAGCAGATGGATGCATACGCAGCGTACTGCACTCAGGACGCAGACCTGACATACAAACTGTACAGCATACTAAAGAAGAAGTTACCCGTAAGTGAGTTGCTTCTGATTGATAGAACCATACGCATGTACACTGAGCCTGCTATCCTCTTGGATACCGACCTGCTCAACTCGCATTTGGTTGCAGTGCGCGAGAGTAAAGAGGCTCTCATGGCAGGAGCCAGCGTCCTTAGTCGGGACGAGCTTATGAGTAACCCTAAGTTCGCGGCTATGCTGGAGGCACTGGGGGTTAACCCACCACGCAAGGTTAGTAAGACCACTGGGCAGGAGACGTTCGCCTTCGCCAAGTCTGATCTCGCGTTCACCAAACTACTTAACCACGAGGATGACAGGGTGGCTAGCCTTGTCGCTGCCCGCCTTGGGGTGAAGTCCACCATTGAGGAGACGCGGACTGAGCGGCTGATTGGGGTGGCCCAACGGGGTAGCCTCCCTATTATGCTGAACTACTACGGTGCTCACACCGGACGGTTCTCCGGCGGCGAGAAGCTGAACCTACAGAACCTGCCGCGCACTGGTGCTTTGCGTAAGTCCCTCATAGCTCCACCGGGTAAAGTTCTTATTGCCTGTGACAGCGCACAGATTGAAGCCCGCACTCTGGCATGGATAGCAGGGCAGAAGGATTTGGTACAAGCGTTCCGCGATAAGCGGGATGTGTATTCTGAGTTCGCAACCAAGGTGTATGGGCGGAAGGTCACTAAGGCGAACACCACTGAGAGGCATGTGGGTAAGACCTCCATCCTCGGACTTGGCTACGGTATGGGGGCTGAGAAGTTCCGTGGGACCTTAGAGATCGGGGTTGGTGGCCCGCCGGTTAAGATCGACGAGGAAGAAGCACACCGCATCGTGCAGCTTTACCGGTTCGAGAACGTGAAGATCGGCCAACTGTGGCGGCGTTGCTCGGACGCATTGGACAGTATGCAACTAGGTAAGACGGGTGAAATCATCCCCGGAGTTGTTACGTATAGTGGGAACAGGCTGATCCTACCTAACGGGATGCCACTTACTTACGAGGGTTTGACTAGGCAAGACGGGTTTATGTACGTCGGTGACATCGGTGTGTTCAAAGACGTTATAAAGCGCCGTATCCTCGGAGAAAAGGTTGACTATTCCAAATGGACACGTATATATGGGGGGAAGGTTGTAGAGAACATAACACAGGCACTGGCACGTATCATAGTCGCTGATCAACTTGTTAGGATTAGCTCTCGATACCATGTGGTGCTGCAAGTTCACGATGAGGTTGTGATCGTCTGCGACGAGAACGAGGCGGAGGAAGCCGCTAAGTTCATGGAAGAAGTTATGAGCACACCACCGGCTTGGGCTAGCGACCTACCCCTTGCTTGTGAGTACGGTATCGCTAGTCGATACGGCGACTGTTAATTGAACGTGCATATCCAACCTAAAGGCAAACAAGGAACCACCAAATGAACATTTGGGATTGGAGCGGGAGCATGAGCGACCTAGAGCCAGACACCGGGGCAGACGGCACCAAACGCACCCACAGGGTGATGGTTGAAGACATAGACGGGGTCGTCCGCGAGTGGTTCGTCACCGAAGACCTGATGCACGCCGAGGAAGAGTGCTTGGACCTTCGCAGAGGAGGTCGGTTGGCTTGGGTTGAGTCAAAGTGACCATTCCCTCCCCCCCAAGAAGCGGCGCGATCACACACGAACAAGTCCTGTACCTGATCGATGTAGTTCAGTCGATGCCTCGCAGCACTCCAAAAACCACCGGGATTGGTGAAGCTAACATGCCGCTGTTCATCGGCATGCAGGCTGACCCCGATGGCGCATGGGTACACTGGTTCGATGTCGTCAAAGAGCTTCGGCGAATGATCGAACAGAACCCACAGCATGCACTCAAAGCCGGTGGCGAGCCATGAGAACCCCCATTGAGCAACTGAAGCCCAGCGAACGCATGACAGGCATTTCTGAACCCGACAAGGACAAGGACAAGGAGGGGATGCTGTGACCTTGTTCGATGCACAGGCTTTTGCCCGCCGCATTAGAGTTCGTATCGCAGAGCGTGGAATTTCTCAAGCAGACGCTGCGCTTGAAATCGGGTGTTCCAAAGCTACGCTGTCCCGTGTTTGCCGCGCGTCCGTGCCCGATGTCGAAAACTACTTTCGCATTGAAGCGTGGCTGGCCAAGGATGTCGGGTTCAAGATCGTAGCCAACCAGTGGGCGCGTTTGCAGCATCAGGAGCAAATGGCCGAGATCGACGCCGCTCTCTCTGAACCCGACAAGTAAATAACAAAGGAAGAAAGATGCATCCTGAAATGAATACTGAGCTTGTGGTTATGCGTGACGCGGTAAACGAATGTGAAACTAAGTTGTCAGACGCAATAACCAAAGTAGACGAAGCTGAGCAGCATGTGCTCAAGCTCGAAAAAGAACTGTCCCAGTGGCGTAGGTACCTTGAGTACCAGCACCGCCGCCGGTTGGCCCTCAATGCGAAGCTGCGTATTGATCGGGAGATGGTACGAACCATCGAAGACTACAACAGCAACAGTGACACACTCTAAGGAAAAACCTATGTCTGAGTTCAAGCTTGATACCAACGTGCCGATGCCGACTGTAAACTCGAACAAGTACCCATTCGATGGTATGGATGTTGGCGATAGCTTTTTTGTCCCCGGCGGTAATGCTGTCCGTAGGCTCCGTAGTGCTGCGGCCTACCACGCCCGTCAGGCTAACGTAAAGTATTCTACCCGTGTCACCACGGAGAACGACACCGATGGTGCTCGGTGCTGGCGTGTTGCTTGACGAGTTTATAGCGAAGGTGGATGCGCTGGTTCAGCGCATCCACAAAGACGAGTACGGGGTCCAAGTCGGTAACGTATTCGTTGGTGGTAACGGTGGGATGATCAGCCGGGAAACCCTGCTCGCTCTTAACGAACTGACCGTGGCACTAGATAGGATTAAGAATGATCGTCAACGGTAAAGAATTTAAGGGCTGCTAGGGTGACCACACCACAATGATCACCCGCCCGCTAAAGCCGACCAAATCCACCGACCCGCTGCTCCAGCAAATCTTCACCGAGCAGCAGCGGCTAGGCATGACAACCACGGACCTCGCCCAACGGGCGGGGTTGCCTAAGCCGACCGTTGACGGGTTGCGCCAACCGCGACCCGGCAGAGGCAAGGTTGTCCCGATCAACTACGTGCGCCGGTTGGCGACCGCAGTGGGGTTTTCGTTCCCCTCCGAACTACAAAGACCCGCCACCGCCCCTCATAAAGCGGCGCGGCAACAGCCAGACAAGTACATTCAAGGTGAGACTATGAAGGGGCTTTCAATGTCTGATCTCGCAAGCCTGCTGGAGAAGGTACGAAGCGCAAAGGGCGCTGATTGCGACCTTGACCGCGAATTGGTAAACGCGCTCGGCTTCCACGTGTGGGCTGGGCGGATGAGTTACCGCGATCCACCCAAGTGGGTGGACTTCGGCTCATCCGCAGTCACAGGAAGCCTCGACGCCGCTTTGGCTCTGGTGGAGCGTACGCTACCGGGGTGGCGGCTCGCTATGTACACGGATGGCGAGGGCAAGGGGCCGTGCTGCCTTGCGCTGCGCGGCGACGAACCAGTCAAGGCCAACTGTCAGGCGCCCACCCTGCCGCTGGCAATTCTCGCAGCGCTGCTGAGTGCACTGCTTGAAGAACAGGGGGGGACGCCGTGAGAGTTGACCGCAAAAAATGGCAACGCTCGTGGGTGCCGTTCTTTTGGAACCGCTGGTGCTACGCGATGCTCAGCAGTGCCCCGAGCGTGTGCTTCACATGCTGGCGCGAATGGTGCTTTTCTGTAAAGAACCCCAACCCATGACCCAATCCAGTACCGATAGCTCACTGGTGGAGAGACTGCGGGCGGTTGAAACAGCGCTAGCGTCAGATCGCCCATACGCGGCATCAGTATCCAGCGAAGCCGCATCGCGCATCTCCACGCTTGAGCGTGAACTGGAGGATGCGAGGGCGCTGAATGAGCAGAACTTCGGGCGCACTCTCGTGCAGGCCAATCACGATCTCCGGTCGCAGCTAGATCGGGTCACTTCGCCACAATACCTGGAAGAGGCGCTGAGCAAACTTCGCGTAGTAGACGAAGCTCGCCTCACCGCCGCCGAAGCAAAGGTAGCACGGATGGGGGAGGCGCTGAATCCGTTTGCAAGTGAAGCGAGCCGGTACGGCGCATATGGTGATGGGTCGCAACGCGCTTGGTTAAATTGCACCGTTGCTGACCTTCGCGCCGCCCGCTCCGCTCTCCAATCCGAGAACGCCGAATGACTGAGCTTACCCACTCCTACTCATCTATTAAGATGTTCGAGAACTGTCCGCTGCGATACTACGAGCAGCGGGTTAAGAAGTCTGTGGTTGATCCGGGTGGGGAAGCGTCTAAGCACGGCGAACGCATCCACAAGTTTATCGAAGACCGCCTTCGGACCAACCAGCTTCTGCCGCAGGACATGGCTACCTTTGAGCCACTGGTTAAATCGGTTGAGCAGTTGGCCGAGGGCAACCGCATCTTTGTCGAGCATGAAGTTACGATCAACAAGGCTATGCAACCGACCGGATGGTGGGACGCTGATGCTTGGCTACGCTCTAAGCTGGACATCCTAATCGTTCATGGTGAGGGTAGTACCAAAGCACTAGTCATGGACTGGAAGACCGGCAAGCGTCGGACTGATCCGTTCCAGCTACAGCTATTCGCTGCTCAGGTGTTCACCCACTTTCCTACCGTGCAAGAAGTTAAGACCACACTCGTGTGGCTTAAGGAGAACGCACTCGACAGCAACCACTACCGCCGGTCGCAAGCCCCTGCGCTATGGGAAGATACCCTCTCCCGCATCGCTCGGATTGAAGCGGCGGACAGCAAGAACGTATGGCCCGCTAAGCCCAGCGGGCTGTGTAACTACTGCCCTTGCAAACAGTTTTGCGACTACGCCAAGAGGTAGTTGACACTCAGAAAAAGGTATGAAAGTATGGCATCAACACCGGAAGGGCGCGTCAAAGCAAAAGTTGATAAGCTCTTAAAGGAACTGGGGGTGTGGTATTACAGCCCCCAAGCTGGACCCTATGGCTCATCTGGTATACCAGATCGGGTTGCTATTGTAGACGGCCTCTTTGTTGGGGTCGAATGTAAAGCGGATAGGACTAAGAAACCTACTGCTCTACAGCAGAAGTGTATGCGGGATATAGAACTTGCAGGTGGCAAGTGCTTTGTCGTCTGCGATGCTGAGAGCTTAGCTCTCCTAAAGGAGTTTATCTATGCTCGTCGTGGAAAAAGCCAAGGCTCTGGCCTTGAAGCTGAACAACCCTGAGCGTGTACTAGCGACGATCCCTACGGCAAAGAGGTTAGTTACTAAGGGTGGAGACTTTGTAGTTACACCACACAATCTGGATGAGGTGCGGGTCCTTAGAAATCTCGGTATCCAAGCGCCATCCCCGATCCTGCACTACTACAACTGGCCGGGGCGGTTCAGTCCGTACCACCATCAGAAACAAACCGCTGCGTTCCTAACCGTCCACCCTCGTGCTTTAGTACTTAACCAGATCGGCACAGGCAAAACCAAGTCAGCACTCTGGGCGGCTGACTATCTGATGGATGTAGGCGCAGTTAAAAAAGTGCTGATCATCTCTCCTCTGTCTACTCTTGAGCGCGTCTGGTCGGATGAAATCTTCACAAGTCTCTACCACCGTAAGGGCCTAGTGCTCCACGGTACTGCGGCGCGGCGCAAGAAACTTCTTAACGCTGAGGCAGACTTCTACATCATCAACCATGACGGCTTTGGGATCATCGCCGATGATCCTGCTACCGCCAAGTTTGACCTGCTCATTGTGGACGAAGCGGCTGTCTTGAGGAACCCGTCAACGCGGCGGTTCAAAGTCCTTAAGAAGTACATGGAGAAGCATCCAGATACTCGGCTGTGGCTGATGACTGGTACACCCACCCCGAACGAACCAACAGACGCGTGGTCGCTTGGGTACCTAGTGCGAAACCCGAACATCGCCAAGACGCACGGCGCGTTCAAAGAACAAGTTATGTACAAGGCGGGGATGCACCGCTGGACTGTCCGCCCTGAGAGCGCAGAGATCGTGCGCCACGTACTGCAACCATCCGTCATATACCAGCGCGATGAATGCTTCGACCTACCAGACACCATCTTCCAGACCAGACACGTGGAGCTAACGGACGAGCAGAAGCATCACTTCAAGACGATGCGTAAACATCTTATCGCCCAACTGGATAGCGGTGAACAGATCACTGCCGTTAACGAAGCGGTCAAGATGCAGAAGCTAATTCAGATTGCCTGCGGTGTAGCCTATGGCGACGATAAGCAGCGGCTTGAGATTGATGCTTCCACTAGGGTGGCTGCTGTGGAGGAGATCATTGAAGAGGCAGGCGAGAAAGTTATTCTCTTCGTTCCACTGACCGGCACCCTGCATATGCTGGAGAAATGCCTGTCTAAACGCTGGCCCTGCGCGATTGTAAACGGGGAGGTTAGTGCCTCCAAGCGGGCTGATATCTTCTACGCCTTCCAGAACCACCCTGAGCCTAAGGTCTTAATCGCTCACCCTGCCACTATGGCCCACGGCCTTACGCTCACCGCAGCATCTACCGTTATCTGGTACGGACCTATCACCAGTAATGAACAATACGTACAGGCCAACGGGAGGGTCGAACGTATTGGTAAGAAGCATATATCAAACGTGGTTAACATAGAAGCTACCGCCTTGGAGCGGGAACTTTACAAACGTCTAGCAGAAAAACAATCGCTCCAAGGCTTACTGCTAGACCTACTTCGTCAGGATATGGAGGACTAGGTATGACTGCGCTCACCATCGACGTTGTGATTGAGCACTACGTTAAACTTCGTGACCAAAAGTCGGCGCTCAAGGCTGAGTTCGACGCGAAGGTAGCGGAGGTTGATCTTAAGATGAAGAAGTTTGAAGCCTACCTGTTGCAGCAGGCTGACGCACAGGGGGTTACGAGCTTCAAGACTAAGAACGGTACTGCCTTCGTTACCACCGTGGACATGGCAAACGTAGCCGACTGGGACGCTGTGCTTAAGTTCATTAAGGACAACGATGCGTGGGACATGCTGGAGAAGCGTGTCAGTAAAAACGCGGTACGGCAGTATATCGAGGCTACAAAAGCCATCCCCAGTGGTGTTAACTGGGCAACCCGGCTGGACGTTAACGTTCGCCGCGCAGCAGCAGGAGGTAGTGAGTAAATGAGTTTCGGCAGTGAAATTAGAAAGTGGCTTCAGGGGATACAAAAAATGAGGGAGGCAAGACTTGACGTTGTGTCGTCGTCGTCAGACGCTACTAACATGGCCCATAGGGCACGCTATCTGTTTAACGTAGCGAAAATCGACAACGGGTTCCTCGTTTTCTATACAGGAGCAGCAGGACCAAACACATGGAGCGGCGTCGGTGGTGAAGACACTAATATACGATACTGCAAAGACTTGAGTGAGTTACCAGATGTGCTCATAGGTATGAACGCACAACTTAGACTGAACGTGTAAACAGGAGACTATATAATGAGCAACGAACTGAACGCTATTCCCGACCACATCTTGGCCCGTATGCAGGGTCGCGCTCCGTCTACCATCATGGAGCAGGCTAAGTCCGGGCTGTCGTCTGGCGATATGGTGCCTCGTATCTCTCTCAAGGGGTCCCGGTTCCGCATCAAGGATGGTGACGCTGAGACTGTTCTGGATGGTACGTCCATCGACGTTGTGATCGTCGGTGCCAACACCGGTATGTCTAAGAGCTACTACGCTAAGGCGTACGACGCCAACGCTGAGATGACCGGCCCCGACTGTTCGTCTGTCGATGGTGTTCGCCCCGTAGCTGACGCTCCGCATCCGCAGGCTGACACCTGCGCTGGTTGCCCCATGAATGTCTGGGGTTCCAAGATCACGCCGCAGGGTCAGAAGATCAAGGCTTGCTCCGATAGCAAGAAGCTAGCGGTTGTGGCTGCTGATAGCGTTGACGGTCCTGTCTATATGCTCACCGTCACTGCATCTGTGCTTAAGGACTTTAACGCTTACCTGACGCAGCTTGCTCGCCGTGGTCTGGCCGTTGAGTTCGTCCGCACCCGCCTGTCGTTCGACGCTAACGCCTCGTATCCCAAGCTCCAGTTCAACATGAACGGCTACCTTGAGGCTGGGCAGATCGACGCTGTGGAAACCGCTGCGGCCAGTGAGGATGCTCGTATTGCAACCGGCGCTACGAAGCTGGCTCTGCCCGCTCCTGCTGCTCCTAAGCCCATGCTGGTCGCTCCTACTCCTGCTCCTGCTCCTGCTCCTGTCGCTGCCACTAAGGGGTTTGGTTCTAAGCCGGTGTCGGTGCCAAAGGCGGAACAGAAGGCTGAGCCGACTGCTGCTAACGTGTTGACGAACGACGCGCTGGCTGATGAAATCCTTAGTCTTATCGGCAGCGCCTCCGACGATGAATAGAGACCTCCTTGTGGAGTTGATGGAGGAATGCCGCAGCAAGCTAAAGCTGCGGGCTGAGGACATGGCCAGCATCCTCGGCGTCTCCCGTATCTCCTACTACAAATGGCGGAAGGGTGGTACCATGCGCCCCACTACGGCCAAAGGGGTGGAGGCTACGCTCCGTAAGATTGCCCACGTAATGCGGGAACATAAATGGCCTACCGGGCCAGAGATGGCGATGCCCGCTGAGCGTCGTGCTGATCGGCTCCGTTCACTTATGACCTTCTACCCATAGTTTTAGCGGGGGCTACGGCCCCCGTCCCTTTCCCAGAGGTATGGTACACATGGATACAACAACTTTTCTGGAGCGGGTTCTCCCATCCACTGGCCAGTACGCTATCTGTATCATCGGTAGTAGTGGAGCGGTAAAGCACGGGTGGTACACTGACACTAGTAAGATGGCTGATATTGCTGTCGCACTAAGTAAGCAGGGTGAGAATGTCTACTACGCATTAGCTTCGTTCGATGAGCAGAAGCGTCGTCGCCACGAAAACGTATATCGGATTAAGTCTTTATTCATCGACATCGACTGCGGTGACGATAAGCCATATGCCGACTGGAAGCAGGGGCTGCTGGCCCTCCAAAGGTTTCTTGTCTCCAGTGGTATGCCCCGCCCTATGGTGGTTAGCTCTGGTCGTGGGTTGCATGTCTACTGGGTACTGACCTCTGAGCTTACCCGTGCCGAGTGGCAACCGCTTGCCGATGGGCTGAAGGCTCTGACGGTTGCCCACGGGTTTCACGTTGACCCTGCGGTGACCGCTGATAGCGCCCGTGTCCTACGTCCCATCGGGACTAGGAACCCTAAGAACAATGGGGAAGTGAAGGTCCTGATCGAAGGACAGGCAGTCGATCCTGCCGCTATTGCAAATTCTTTTTCTTTAGTAAATGTAAGCACGCAACCACAAACTTATCAGCCGCAGACCACTGCCTTGTCGATCACGCAAGCTGCGCTGTCAGGGACTAAGCGAGAGTACGATCCATCCAATTCGATAGCTATTGCAAGCAAGTGCAAACAAATTAAATGGGGTGTCGATAACCCCGATCAGGTGGAAGAACCGTTCTGGTACGCCATGATGGGCGTTGCCGGGTTCTGTGAAGACCCCAGCGGTACTGCCGCTCGTTGGTCCCAAGGTTATCCGGGCTACGATAGCGCAGCCACTGTCGATAAAATGCGTCAGTGGGTGAGTAGGGCGACAGGTCCTTCGACCTGTGCTCGCTTCAAAACTCTCCGTGACACTGGGTGTGATGGTTGCCCCTTCGCTACCAAGATCACATCCCCCGCCCAGCTTGGCGTTGTCTATAAGGAAGCCCCGGCCCCTGCCTTACCGACTGCTGCCACGCAGTCATCTACGCTTAACTTCGCAACCACATTGCCGTTGCCTAGAGGGTTCAAGCGCACCACAGGTGGTATCGCTAAGACGGTTGATGGTGTGGATACGCTCATCACGCACTTCGATGTGGTCGCTATCAGCTACGGCAAAGACGAAGGGCTTGGCTACGAGACCGTCAAGTTTATGTGGGACCGCCCTAATGTGGGCTGGCAACCATTGAACGTGCGCCTTTCAATTCTTAATCTCGGTAACAAAAACACCGACTTCGGTAAAGCGGTCGGAGATCAGGGCGTCCTACTCAGTGGCCCGCATCAGGTGGAGGATTTCCAAGTGTTTCTTCGTGCGTATGCCCAGCACCTCCAGAAGGTCCGCTCCCTGAGTAACCTGTATTCCACGATGGGGTGGAAGGAAGACGGTAAGTACTTTGTGCTTGGCGATACGCTGATCAAGAAGGAGCAGGACGGCTCCATCACCAGCGAGACGACTAACCTATCGGATGTCCTTGCACGGCGCGACCTCGGCTACGGCTCCACTGGTGACCACGCCGCATGGAAGAAGTTTATCTACTCGCTTAGCGCAGCCGGTTTGCACACGCACATCTTTGCTATCGGCGTGTCTATGTCTAATATCTTGTACGAGTTTAGCGGCATCAAAGGTTTCACGATGTCGCTCTACGGCCCCACCGGTACGGGTAAGACGCTTTGCCAGTTGCTGATGCAGTCGGTTTATGGCGAGCCATCCAAGCTGCACTACACTTCTCAGGCTACGCAGAACGCACTGTTCTCCCGCATGGCGCTGAACAACTGTCTCCCGTTTACCATTGACGAACTCACCACATGGGACCCGGAGAACATCGTCAACCAGCTTTATATTACATCACAGGGGCGGGATAAGGACCGCCTGACCAAGAGCGCAGAGATGCGGGACACCCGTACGTTCAGCGGCGTCGTTACCGTTTCGACTAACAAGTCGATTAGCTCTATCGTGATGGCGTCTGGTACGCACACTGACGCACTCATGGCCCGCCTGCTGGAACTGAAGGTGGGGTACCACCCGCTCTTTATGGACAAGTCCGACTTCGGTCGCCGCATCTACGAATTTATCCACCAGAACTACGGTCACGCCGGTAAGATGTTGATCGAAGAGTTCATGCGTATGGGACCGGATAAGATCAAGGAAGATATCGCCGCTGCTATGACATCGGTCCCGATCCAATACAGCATGAGGTTCAACGGCACGGAACGCTTCTGGCACACAGGCTTTGTGCTTGCACACTACGCGATGGAAGTAGCTAACCGCATCGGCGCTATCGACGTTGACTGGACCCCGCACTTCAACGAAGTTCTTAGGCAGCTTCTCGACAACCGCGAGACTATCGCTGACAACACCAAGAGTGTGTTCGATATCCTCGGTGACTTTGCCCTCGGTGCAGCCAGCAAGTCCGTGGTTATTTTCCACACCGACAAGTTCAGCCCTGTGGTGGACAACACCCGTCAGCCTATCGGCGGGGAAATCCGTGTACGCTTCGACATCATGCGGAAGGACAGCAACTCACCGTTCTCCGATGGCACCATGAT